TAATCTTATCGTTAAATACATCCATAATATGCTTGCCTTTCACTAAAATAGTGAATATAATAAAATTATCTTCCCAAATAGAAAGGAGCAGTCTTATGAAAAGAGAAGACTTACAGTCTATTACCGTTTCATGCTTTGGAAAGTATTACAGCGTAAAAATCGATGGCGTCGAGATCAGTAATGTCAAGGCGTATCATTTGGAGCAGAACAGCGATGGTAGTGCACGCTTGACGCTCGATCTTGATTGCTGTTTTGCGGAAACTCAGGTGGCCTTAAACCAGCCAGTTGATTAAAGCAGACGCGATAGCTCCCGTTATCCACGAATTGCGCTCCATACAAGCACCAAATTTACTTAATAGCCCTTGCTCTGGTGTTTCTTGCCCTGCGAGAATCTTTTCCAAAATGGAAATGATCTCTTGCAGGGTTTCTTTATCATCCCCGCCATCTCGCTCGGCGCGTTCTTTCATCTCTTGGATAGACACGGAAACAGAATTGTTATTTCCGATTACCGAGTTTGTAACGGTTCCGATATTAAAAATCGTTTGCGATTGAGGCACAGGTGGTTTTGAGTTAGGTGTTTTCTGATAGTAAACGGTCAAATAATTTGCGGTTCCATTAAAGTATTCTGTTGAAATTTCAGAAACATATACCGTTCTTCCGTCAGGGAAAGTCAAGGCGTCTCCTTCTTTTATATCGACCGTTGGGAGGAAAGTGATAGTATCTTTTCCCCGCATTTTATCGCAATTCGGTAATCCTTTTTCAATAGATACATTTTCTCTATTTCTTACCACTGAAAAACTTACCCCGTGGGTTTTAATAAAATCGCTGACCGGCATTTTGCCCCCTATGTTATTTTGTATTTGTCCGCTAATTCAAACTTGCAAAAATTGT